GGGAGTGGAAGAAGAAGTTACGGATGGCGATCTTGCCCATGCGAATGAGATTGTGAATCAGGAACTTTCAAAGGATGAAGCCAATGGTGTGTGTCGTATGGAGGATATTACGATGGCTTGGTGATTTAAGAAATGTAATGTTTAATAATAAAAATGTTCAAGCGTTTGGTGTTTTTTGCTTCGATGATTGCGATGGCGGCGGGTCTCCACCTCCGTGGAAATGAGTGGGAATCCTCGTCTTCGTCATCTGGCTCGGGCTCCTCTTCCAGTTCTGGCTCAGGTTCGTCTTCGTCGTCTGGATCGGGCTCCTCTTCCAGTTCTGGCTCGGGTTCGTCTTCGTCGTCTGGATCGGGTTCTTCCTCCAGTTCTGGATCGGGTTCGTCTTCGTCGTCTGGCTCGGGCTCCTCTTCCAGTTCTGGCTCAGGTTCGTCTTCGTCGTCTGGATCGGGCTCCTCTTCCAGTTCTGGAAATGGAACTCTCGTTGTCTACAATGCTACGTCGTTTTAAGCAGAGATGTTATCATTAAAAAATGGCAGAACCTCGGTACGATTCGGTTGTCTCAGCGATCGTACAGAAGTTTTTGGATCGGGCTCGTGTCGGTCAGGAAAAGTATGGAACCACATTGGATCGCACTGATTTGAGTACGCTTCAATGGATTACCCATGCTCAAGAAGAGTTGATGGATGGGATTCTCTATTTAGAAAAACTCAAGCAACTCTTTGCAAAAAATACAAATCAATGATTAACCTTATCTTGGTTTCAGATAATGGAATTTTTCATAGAATTCATTTAACTTAATCATAGTTTCTTCAAATTTCTCTTGCAAAGTCTTCTTTTTCGATGAACTGGATGTCCATTTGATTCCCTCAGTCTTGAAATCAATACCAAACCGATCACCATGAATATCACGTGGTTTTACATAATAGACATGTCTCGGTAAATCTGCAAACCCTTCAGGAAGAACTGTTTTACGAGGTTTCTTTTTTTGATTAATATTCTGTTGAGTTTGTGAAACTAAACGTAGGTTTGTCTTACGATTGTCTAATCCATTACGATTGATATGGTCAATTGTTTCTTTGGCTCCTTTACCAGGAAAGTTAAGTTTATTCATTACAAAATTATGGAGAAACAACGTCTTTGGTACACCTTCAACTCTAATACTGGAACCAATATACAATCCATTGCAAGTTGTGTGCCAATTTCTTGTCTTGACTTTTTCAATATCATCTGCATCGATGATAAACTCGATAGGGCTATTCTTATAGAGAACAGTTCCGATAACACAATTCTTTCCGTCCAGTTCAACTTCTTTGTATTCAATAGAACGTGGTTTACGCCCTCCTTTTCCAACGGTTTCTCCTTCAATTCTGATCATGGTTATGATCAGAGTGGAAGTTTAATGATTAAAAATCCATTTTACACAATTATGGCGGGGATCGGAAATATTAATTTGAGAAAGCTAAACCGGCCATGCCACTCATGATGCGGAGGATGTTGTAGTTGATGGCGTAGACACGGACATCCTATGTAGAGTCACTCTCCTGGTTGATGACTGCCGTTCCATTCGCGGACATGACAATCGTCGCTGTATCAATACGCGAGAAGTTGCACGTGCCGGACGGTTGGTGCTCCTCCGGACGGAGAGCAAAGGAATAGCAGTAGATACCCTTCTGGGCAGTCGCAGAAGAGAGATCGGTGGGCGCATCCAAAGACGCAGGGCTTCCCGAGTGGTGCTGGTACGGCTGAACGCGGTTGAAGTAATCACCCTAACGTTGGTTGTCCGTGCGATCCTGACCGTTGATCTGGAGAGACTGTTGGTAGATCGCAGGAACATCCTACGTGAAAGGCTTCAAATGAGACCCACCTGCACCGGCAGCAGAGTTGCAGTTGGTCTACGAGGAAGGCTGAACGACCCAGATGAGTTCCTTGACTGGATGATTGAACGTCAAATCAATACGGTTATTCGCCGACGAGATACCCTGATCCTCGTTGAACTGGGTCTGCTCAATGAGGTACTCGTGCGAGTTCTGCGCCATACGGCGGCGCTCCTCGGTGTCAAGATAGATGTAGTCGATGTACATTGCAGCCGCAGTAGGTTGCGGGAGTTTCTGGATCTGCGCACTCGTAAAATTACCCGCAATCACCTTGGGATCATTCCAGAGAACATTAATCTTGACTTCGTGGTACTGGAGGGAGATGAGGGGGAGTGCACATCCCGGATTGCGTGTGAAGAAGAAGAAGAGAGGAATGTAAAGTGTATTGGGGAGTGTCGGACGACCTGTGGTAGCATTGCAACCATCTGTATTTTGAACCTCGGACGGTCCGTTTGCAGTTTGGCACGGACCCGAGAGAAGATCCTTCAACTTTAACTTGGCAGTGTAATCGGACGTTAAGCATCCCCAGAGGTAGAGGAACTCACCCTACTGGCGATCGATGATCTGTCCACCAATATCAAGTTCCGCCTACTCAATCAAGTTAAAGCCGAGACCACCCTTATCGTTGTTGTAGGAAGCAGGATTTCCATCTGTTCCCAAGTACGGCAACTGGACTTCCACCTACGTCGAATAGAGGAGATCCGCATGGCGCCCGACAATCGCCGTCTGCTTCGTGCCCCAGTTTGGCTGACCCGTGAAGTTGATACGGAACGACTCCATCGCAAAATTGGTGTGGCGCTTGAAAAGCCCCTTCCAGAATGTGATCTGCGGATTTCCACTCAAGTAGGCATCCTGCGCACCATAGGCGACAAGTTGAAGAAGACCTCCGCCCATACTGTTTTATATTACCTTCACTCAATTTTTTTCAGTAAACGACTGCGATGTAGAAAATGGATTCAAACCATCCTACAGCAAGAAGTTGTAGATACGATGGTGACCTTTCGACTTCTTGACGGAAGTGATCTGATTTTGAATGTCTTGGACATTCTTAATCTGGGGGCATACGATCGAAAGCATTCCGTTGAGTAGCGAATTCAATGTCGGGATCAACTGTATTCCTTCTCCAAATGCCGAAACATGGATATGATTCGGTATTCCGGGGAAATCGATTTCATTATGAATCAGGACACAACCGCTGATTTTGAGTCATAGTTTGACTCAATTTACTACGCCCAATGAGTTGGGGTTTTTACTTGCGGTGGCGGCGCGTCTTGCTACCCTTACGACGGCGTCCAGCCACAGGCGCAGGCATCTCGGCAGACGGCTCGGACATGACCGGCTCCTCCTTGGGCTCATCCGCACCGCCCTTGCGCCACGACTTCTTCGCCTCCTTGATGACCGCACCAAGACCCATGCCCTTCTTGTACGTGCCACGCTTCTTCATTGCCTTCATCGTCTTCTTGACGTGAACCAACCACTTATTCGCCATTTGGATTAAACGCAAGAAATTAGATGACGATGCTGTTGTCCCCTGTTTGAGGATTAGGATCCTAAATCGGTGAGGTCTGTGCCATCGGCTGGAATGACTTGTCCGGTGTTTGTGGGGTCGGACTCTCATAGGTCGTGGGAGTAAAACGCAGGGGTTCGGGTTTGACAATGACCGATCCCTGTTGGAAGGTTCCAACGTATAATTCCATCTGCGAATCCACCGACCCATAATTCATGAGATTCCACTGGCATCCCTATGCAAACAGAATCGTCGGACTGGAATTCTGGAGATCAGGATCCGGATCGGGAATGACCATCGTGATATGTTGACGATTGTGATTAATCAACTCTTCATGATCGTAGGGTTGCGAGGCTTGCATGTACGTCAAACGACGCAAATGCGATGTGGACCACGATAAGTTCACCATCTCTTCCATATCCGTTCCCTTCATCTGTCCACCCGAGACAATCACACACTTCCCTGCAAGATTGCAGATGGGTTCCTGTGCAAGATTCTTACGTTGATAGGAGTATGAAGAATCGAGTAAGTAAGGCGACAATGTGGTCTTGATCACATTGGCAGCCGCATCCATGACACTGCGGTTCTGGGTATGGAACACGATACTCAATATGAAAGGATCTGTGTATACAGGGGTGGCTGTCGCATTGAAAGCGGTGTTCGCCACGGCTACACAACAGGAGTCCAAAGAAACTGAATTCTTTGCGTAGTCGTATCCAATGGCTTCATTCTTCAGTCCAACGACCGGTGCCCCATTTCCATCATCCTACACATCCAACTCCACCAAACGGGCACCTGCTTTAATGCACATGGCAACCACTTGATCGGAGACCTAATCATTCACCTTGGAACTGGGGAAGACACTCTATGCAGAAGAAGCGATGTACTAATCACACAAACGAGTATCATCTCCCGTTGGACAGACCATGGGTGTTAATGCTTCGACTTGTCCGTATGCAGAAAAGATGCGTGTCGCCTCATTTTCCGAGTTGGGTTTGCTTCCTCCTATGAAACCCATAAAGTACAAAACAACTATAACAAGAAGTCCTCCTAAGAGAAAGGGGATCTATTTCGAATAATCTGTATTGGAAAGCCAAGAAGGCTGTGTAGGTATACCCTCCTCCATTATTTCTTACTCACGCGAAAAAGCAGACGACGAAACGTATTCACGACATCATCGGGAATGCTCTCTTCCATAGGAATCCCCACCAAGCATGCCTAATGGAAGTACAAGCAATACATTCCACATTCGGAATCCTTGAATTGGTGACGTGTCGTATTGTAGGTCGTAGCCATGGGTTTGGAATGAATCCCTGCTTCAGCCCATTGATCACGCCAGCGTTTCATAAGACGTTGAATCTCCTTTTCGGGTTTTTTCGAATAGGAATCAAAATAGGTGACACGAGGTTCTTCGAGTTCTGGGCGGATATCGCAGAACAGACCGACCCAATGTTGCCCGGGTCCAGTGTGTACATCCGTGTTAAAGACAATTCCAATTTGGTGATGTCCTGCATTGTACAAGTCTTTGATGCGAATGGCACAGAGGGCATCCACAAGGCATTTTCCCGTTTTTGTGTGCAAATCAAAATCAATGGGGATGCAACCTAAAAACTTGTAAGCAGGAAAGAGTTTCATGTATTGCTTCTCGACGTTTTCAATGTCGATCGAGGACAACCATTCTTCGGGATTCATTTGCCACGAGGAGGGGGCGGCGGACTGGGATAACAAATGGGACACGACACACTCTGTACGACCGGATTTGCACTGTGCGTGCAAGCGCGTTTGTAAGGACTTCCATACTGATTCAGGGCTCCCAGCCGAAAGAGGGGTTTCGTTCGGATGCTCGGCATTGTATACTTTGCGTAGATTTTCAATCGTCTCGGAATCCATTATGATGAAAAATGGATTTAATTTGAATAGAAAACAGGATGCGTAGAGATCCAATGCAGGACCTCTTCAGTTACATGCAAAACAAACTGAATGGGAAATGCATACGATCTCTACTACGGGAATCCTACCTCAATGGGATTCAAGAGGTTCTGTACAAAGTTGTGAGGCAACTTTACATGAGAACCATAGTCAACTGCGGAAGGTGTGGGCAGTGGGACGATTAACCAATCGTAAAATGGAGACGATATTTCAAATGTTTAGCGACGAATGGAATATTAGGATCTTGAAGAAGATCACATTAATCTGCGATGGAGGGGCAGATTAAAGCATGGTTGTGGCTGATACAACGAAACAAACGTTCGATCCGACGTAATGGACGACAGAAGGAGGTCTTTGTAGAAACACAAAGGCAAGTGAGAATTGACGTAGCAAATCAGTTCAAAGCGCAAACATCCGGTTCGAAACGGATTTTTGTTTTGCAAGAAGGATAGGGAGCAAAACAATATGGATCTCAAGTCGCTCATTCGTAATTACCGTGAGGTGGATGACAAGCTCCGTATTCTGAATGCAAAGATTGCTGATCTCCGTAAGGAACGGAAGGAGGATGAAACCAAGATTGCAACGGTTCTTCAGAGCCCGCAGTATGCGTCCATTCAGAAGTTTGCGATTGAAGATGATGGATCGGTGATTCGGATTCAGCGTCCCGGAGAGTATTCCAAGGGATGGAATCTTCCCAAGAAGACACTGGAGGAACTTCTGAATACGTACTTCACATCGTTTCAGACACACGATCCCAAGACTTGCTTTGAGTTTATTGCAGAGTATGTGAAGCGTACGAGTGTTGGAAAGGAGTTTGCTCTGACCCGTGTGGTCAAGGAAGAAAAGGATGAGTAAGAATAAAATGGGATTTGTTCTCAACGCGGTGCAATCGCAACTGACAACCTTAATTGAAAAATACGAACCGCAATTGGAAACATCTCTGCGAAACACATTAACAAATATCAAACAGAGCAACCCAAATGAGGCGGCTCTTTTTTTGCAGCAGTGGACGAAGTTGAACAATGCGGTTCAGGAGACGTTGGGTCAGCCGACGATGGGAGGGATGACGATCGGACAAGAAAATAAGGATTTAATCCAAACACCTGCAAACAAGGTAAATAAAGCCGGACGTCGTTCGCGGAAGACAAAACGGAATCCTCGTCGTCGCCGTGTGTAAGAAGCATGGAGATTCCAATTTACAATCCGTACAATTCCAAAAATCGTGTGTTTACCGAAACCGATATCCACACGATTCTGCGTCGTCACAAATGTGATCATCAAGTACGCAGACAGGAATTATTTCAACGTGCCATGATTCATTCCTCGTAGGTCAAGCGAGACAAATACACAACCCCCACAGGAGACATTGCACAACTGGCTCCCAAACCGGAGGGTGTCCTGGAACTTTTCGACGATTCGTACGAACGTCTGGAACATCTTGGAGACTCCATTCTGGGGGCAGCCGTTGCAACTTATCTGAGCATTCGATTTCCCACTTCGCAGGAAGGCTTTCTAACCAATCTGCGAAAGGAGATTGTGAACAATGCAAGTTTGGGTCAATTTACTCTTTCTCTTGGACTGAATGAATTCTACATCATTTCACGTCATAATGAGGATGCCTGCAATGGACGACGGAATATTCAGAAACTCGGTGATATTTTGGAGGCATTCCTGGGTGCACTTTGGGTGGATTGTGATTAGAATTTCCAAGTCTTCTATCAGTTTGTGGTGTCTTTGGTGGAAACCTACGTGGATATCCCGAAGACACTGTTGAATGATAGCAATTTCAAGGATCAACTGCAGAAGTAGTGTCAAACTCAACTTCATTACACACCCACCTATGCGATGCTGGAGGAGGGTGAGAATGGATAGGTGATGGCTGTGTTTACCGACAAAGGAGTTCAAATTGGGAAGGGTGTGGGAACGACCAAGAAAGCAGGGGAACAGATGGCTGCGAAGAATGCTCTCACACGGTTCAAAGTGAAGCGTTCATTGTAACCTTCTGTTTGGGAACACGGCGAGTCAGGAGTTCACGAACTGTACCCCCCGCACTCATCATATCATCGCCTTCCGACACGCCTTCAATCGCACGAAGCACTTCCGCAACACGCTGGGGCTGGTCCGCAAACTGGATCAGAAGTTGAGTGCGGATTTGTTCACGACGAAGGGGAGGACGAGAGGTACGAACCGAACGGGAGATGGAACCGGTCGAGTTTCCCTCCAATGCAAAGTTATCCACATGGTTGTCTCGCATGAAGCCCAGAATGGTTTCCGAGAGAGCCTGTTTTTGCTGACGAAGTTCACGTTGACGGGCTTGAAGCTCACGAGACTGGTCATCCAGAGACACCCACTGCTTCAATGCCTCGCGGACCTGCTCTGTCGCATCGTTCTCCATTTACTCTTGAAGTGACGTTTCGTTGAAAGTCGTTTGCCCGCAGTGGGGGGCTCCTCGGGAGGAACCGAATTGAGATCCGGAACAATGGCATCCAAGATATTGCCAGTTCCATCCCCTGCAATTAAACGTGCCGAATTGATCAACTTGGATCGTTTCTTTGAAAGCTTTCCCAAAAAACGCTGACCCGATAAGGCAGCATTGTACAAGGATGTCCCCACCAATGGAATCAATCCAAAGGAAACGATGAACGCTTCTCCGAAGTGATCGCGAGACACATGAATTGCCATATTGAGGATCACAAAGGTAGACGCAAGTAACCATCCAATCACCACTCCAACTAAACTGGCTTCCGGAATGGGAACCAATCCAATCAGCTCAGGAGCCATATTTTGAATGGTTGTGGAGATCACGGGGAGAGTAGAGACAGTTGCATCCAAAGCTACACCCAGTAAAGGTCCCTATGATGGATTACTCTCCATCGTTTTCAAAATAAATACATAGGGTGCAGTCGAATCAGTGACATTCAAAACAAATTGAGGTGTCCATCCACGCACAAAGTAAATCATTCGGCGAATCAATGCATCGTACGCCCCTACATCTTCCGCACCTCCCTGCATCGGGGATAGCATATTAAACAAGGCAGTTGCTTCCCGTTTCTTAAAAATGGGTTTTGTGAGAGCCTTATCATGGTATGCTGATTTCTCGATGTCTTCAGGTGACTGGAATTTCTGTGTCATGATCTACTGATACAAACTCCACATACGACTCGTTGTCAGCGCAAGTTCCTCATCTTTGGTTTGTTTCTTCAAATACTCACGGAGTTTGGATTCCTCCGGAGTTGGATCTTCATCAAAGACCCACACCATTATTTTCTGTGTGGAAAATAGATGAATGGAGAGTGACGACGATGCAGCAAGTCAGCAGATCTCGTGGACATCACAACTGGAAAAGATCATATCGAATGAAGGAGAGCGGTCATTGTGTTAGTCTTGGTTACACAACCATGCACAAAAACGATTTGCAAAATTAGATACCTACATTGCGTTACCTGTGATTGTCTTATCCACTCTTGCAGGAACCGGATCGATTGCATCCGATTCTTTGTTTCCAGGATTTCCTCAAGCAGGAATTTTGATTGGAGGTGTCAGTTTGGGTGTGGGTATCCTCAATACAGTGTCGAATTACTTTGGTTGGGCAAAAAGGTCGGAAGCCCACAAGATTGCAGCGAGTACCTATTCCAAGATCTATCGTTTTATTATGATTGAATTATCGCTTCCTCGCAATGAGCGTGTGAATCCCAAGGATCTTATGAAGATGGTTCGCGAAGACATGAATCGTCTGCATGAAACCAGTCCTCAGGTTCCCGACGAATCCATTCGTGCATTCAATTTGCGGTTTGAGATGTCTACACCCGAAGTGTCGAAACCGGAGATTACGAATGGTTTGGATCCAATTATTCCATAGGAACAAGCCTTTCCCAATGGATCGCCGCGTGCACCTCCTCCTCCTCTGATTGATCACCACACGATTGTGATTCGTCCGACAAACCAAGAGGTTTAAAACTTCCACTGCTTATCACATTCGAGACACGTCACGAAGGTTGTCATCGGTTCATCCGCAGAGCGTGTCTGAAGTTGGTAGTAGGTACACTTGGACTTCTTCTTGCATCCCGAGCAGTACATGAAGATCGCAGCCGATGTATCGCGAGAGTAGAGTTTCTTCTCGGCTTCAAAGATCTTGTCCATAGACTCCTTCCAACGAGATGGACAGAGCTCAACTGGTGTCATTTCAGCATATGCCTTCGGAGTGATTTCACCGGACTTAATTCGAGAGTTCCATGCAGGAAGATTCTCAAAGAGGTGAATTGCCCGACTGCGATAGAGATTCCAAAATCCACGGTGATTCCAATCGACATCAATTCCCAGATTCTGTGCCTGTTGAATGCACCAATGCAGAATCACTTCTTCAATTTCTTTCGTCTGAATTTCAGAGAGAACTTCCATGAAATTCTCGCGAACCTTGCTTCGAATGGGTGATTCCACAAAGACATTCTCCGTATTCGTCTTCAGAAAGGACTTGGTAATTGTATAGTTTCGTGGCTTAGGTTGATCTTCCTCTTCCTCTTCCTCTTCGTCTTCATCTTCGTCGTCTTCATTCTCTTCATCTTCCGACAGGTCGAATGACCATTCGTGATAGAGTGTTTCCTATTCATCCGACTTCAAGTTCGTCTACGATGCTGCAGGAACTTCCTATTCATCCAGATTATCGACTTCCGTTGCAAGAATGACAATGGTTCCTTCAAAGGATTCCTCATCGAGAGGAGAGGGAAGCATATGCGAATTGGGTTCGGCTTCTTCATCTGCAATCTTTGCAAAGATGCTCAACCACCGACCTTCCTTGATAGGATCGGCAATCTTGCCTTGAAACTGAATGTCACGCGACTTGTACTTCTTGCGAATCCAATCAAGCACATCCGGTGTCTTGATGGGAATCGTGATTTCTGAGAGAGAGCCTGAGGAGGAAACTGCAACGCCAACCACCATTCTTTGTTGTTTACGATGTCCCTGATGTAAGTTCCATTTTTGTTTGGATAAAAATGGATTTTCAACTGAGAAAAGTTAAGACAGTATACAACTTTCAAAATGTCATACGTTCCTCCCCACCTCCGCAATAAGAAGGTCGAGACGAAGGAACCGACGGATTCTGTCATGAAGGAAAGTGATTTCCCGTCACTGGGAGGTGGAGGCAAGGCTTCCGCTGCAACGAAGTGGTCTTCGAACAACGTTGTTGCATGGTCTGATGAAGCAGACAGCAAGCGTCGTGAAGAGGAATAGATTCGCTCGCTTCGTGAGGAGCGTCAACGCAAGAAGGAACTGGAAGAGCAGTACATTCGTAATTCTCTTCCTAATTTCAATCGGAAGCCGGTTCTTACTGAATCGTTTGCATTCAAGTCAACTACGCAGACGCTAACCCAGCGTGTGAGCGAGGAAGACGAATGGAGCGAAGTGAAGAAGCCCGTTCGCAAGGTAAAGACGTTCGTGGATCGCCCTCCGGAGGAGGAATAGAACGAGCAGAATGACGAAGATTAGGATGCGGATGATTATTGAAGAGGTGATTTCACCTCATTTTTACTCCAAACTCACAGGGATTGCAGGTGTTTTCTTGGTTCCCCAACTTTGTCCGTAACGATAGAGAATCAAGGATCGAGGGGCATCTGCGGGACCCACTGCAGCCTTCCATCCAAACTATACACCCAAAAGGATAGCCAACGTCTTGATGATTGCAGTGATTCCATCGATCGCCCCCTATTCGGTAAAATACTTGCTAAACCAAGCCTTAATACGGTTCCAAATTCCAGTCGGTTTTTGAAGTCCACTCGTAGCGGATGTTAACTCTTGTTCCGTCGAACTGGTTAAGGAAGGTTGGTGAACCTTGTAAGGTTTTGCGTTGGGGGATTGGGTGGGATGACGAGGACGAAACCGAATCCGCACCTTTCCATCGCCTTCCGAAGGAGAAATACTCATCTTTTTCGCATCATTGAAGTAGACATTTCGGCTTCCCAGCGATTGAATCGAACGGGATCCGGCTTGGACATTCCGAACCAAAAATGCAAAATCATTTGCATCAATTTGAATCATATTTTGGAATACAACCCATGTCATCGGATCGCAACCGGGGATAACATTGGTTCCATCCTACACATAATAAGAAGCATCCGACGGAATCATATTTTTGAGTGACCAATCATTCAATGTCACTTGCGAAGGACCCGTTGCATTCGCATAGGATACAAACTGGTGAAGAAATTGGGAAGCATGGGAATTGGCAGGATTCACACGGAACAATGCAGAAACAGCCAAGTTCTCACCCGTGGGTGTTGTGAAAAAAGCGATCACTTCACCATCGCCTGCCACGTTATTAATGGTGTGATGACTGGGGTGATTCACCAAGAGAGCCGCACAAGTCTATCCCTGTCCTTTGAATTTGCAAGAACCCAGGTTTCCACTCAGTACCAATCCCTCATCCGAAATGGCAACTGTACCCGAAGAAACATAGGCTTCATCAATCTCCAAATCGCAAAGCAGATCACATTTCTTTGCAATGGATTGGTTTAGATCAATGGGACTTTGGTTGGGAGAGGAGCAATTCCCGCCCCAACTGGATTCCGAGGCAAAGAGACTCATTTGTAGAACACCAAGGTTTCTTCTTGACTTTCAATAACGGAATGTAGGTCTATTCGATGCCTCCAATATACCACATAGTTCATGTTGGAACTGGTTTTGCAACCGCTTGGTTTCCCATGTTTGGATGGGCAATTTTTGCATAGCACATGATTCAGTAGGCTTTGAATCAGCGTTGGCTTGTGTTTGAACAACAGATTGAAGAAGGCAATACGCTCACACACACTTCATTCAAGTTGACAGAATCTATGATTGGCTATCTCATCGGGATGATAGCGAAAACCATCTCTGCGTCAAGATAAAGGGAATGGATCCTTGGGAAATTGCAGTCTTTGCCATTGGAGCCATTCTGGGTCTCCTTCTTTTAGGTGGTATTTCATCCAAACTTCCTTGGACAGGATTATCATTTCTTCCTCAAGGATTGTATGCCATGGTGAATTTTCTTCCGATGGGTCTGGTTATGTTTGGATTCATCGCAGACATTCTTCAGCAAAAATTCCGTTACTCGGTTGCGAGTATTTCGGGATTGATCGCTATTTTAGTGAATAAGATGATTTCCATTCCCTTCTCTACCATGTCAGGTGGACAACGGGGCGGTGCGGAAGGTTGGTGTACCATTCCTGGATTAGAACCGTTGGAATCTCGTTACACACCGATGACAATCGTTTCGTCATTCACGATCCTCTTCTACTTCGTATTATCTGCAGCCTTTATTCGTCCAGCCAGTGAAAATATCACTTTGGGTGTATTCTTGGGTGGCTTAGGAATCTTTCAACTTTTGATCATGCTTTGGAATGGATGCCTTGAATAGTAGACTCCGATTCGGGGAAATATCTTCTTTAATATTTTTGCATCTTGGTTGTTAGGTGCTGGATTGGGTGCATCTGCATTTGCTGTAGTGTATACCAAGTATCCGTACTATCTTCCGTTTGACTTACCGATCACAGGTACTGGCACTGAAGCTACATTTGTAGCACCAAAAAGCGGATTAGGGGCTCAAGCAGGCGGTGGCATTTGTCAACCGGTTGCTGGATCCGATACGGAATTTGTTTGTGATCTTTAAGAATTCCGAATTGCAGAACGAATAATCCGATAGTACCCTGCGGCTGCCGTTCCTGAATGCGACTCGGTGGTTCCATTGGCTCCTACCGCCACAATCGTTGGAACCACACGAACATTGAACTTTCCAGCCAGATTCTCCGAATCATTGTGTGTATCCACCGAAATCCATGCTGTATTCTGGGAAAACTCCTCCTTGAGATCCTCAATCATCGGCTTAATCGCCTTGCAGGGAGCACATGTCGGAGACCAGAAGTGGTAAATCGTTGCCTTACTCATCCTTTTGTATAGTAATCTTTGTCTCGGCGACTAAATGGGAGGCAGCGATAAGACGTACAATCTTCTTTTTCTGAATCCGTTGAGTTTCAATATCCTATCCGTTTTTCTTTAAGGTTTGATGAAATGCCTTAAAGAGACCATGATTGACTGAATCGGAATCCAACTCATCGATGTGACTCCGGCACCAGTTCAGAATTTGTCGTTCTTCAAGAGGAGGACCCATCATGACCAGTGGAAGATCCTTGAGAGGACCTTCTGTGGTTGAAACGGGGTTTACTTCCTTAATCTCAGGATGCAGAACATTGACTGCCATCTGATCGACACGGGCATTGTATCGACTATTCTCATCCTTTCCACCTGTATGGGCTGGGACATGCGTAATTGTCTATGCCTGAAATCTTGCAAGATTTCGGGATGTCTCTTCAATCAAATCTCGATGGGCTACGTTCCCTCCACTGCTTGTTTTCCAATGGTTCTTCAACCAACCCGGAAGCCACTTCGTTAAACAATCTCTCGACTACATGGAATCGGTAAAGATATGCAGATGAGTGGATTCAGGAGATGATTTCTGCAACACTTGTTTTACAGCCTCGTGGATCGCAAGAAGTTCACCTCGTTGGTTACTTTGGAGTTGATCCGCAGGGACTTCATTCGCAAACGACCATGAGTCATGGTCTGGAAAGAAGACAGCCTATGAAGCCTTAGCGTTCGACCGCCCATTACGCTCACAGGCTCCGTCCGTAAACACCCGAATGGTCGACATGTTTAATCTCGGCTCTGTATTTATAAGTCGACATTCGTTTTGCAATGCACCGACTGAGAATCGCAGATTGAATGGGGGAAGGGTCTTCACAATGAAACCAAACACGGCATCGAAAGGATCGTTGCTCTAACTGACGGCGAAGCATCTGTTGACAAGCCTATGTCAGAAACTCCGAATGCCATACCATTAAAATACGGATTCGTGTGGAAGACTTCGCAGGGACTCGGGTCATCCATTGATCAAACCACGGTGCAAAGGTATCGACTGAACAAAAAACGGCAGCATCCACTTCATCAAATTCACAAACATCGGAATGATCTTTCTTGTATCGTTCCCATGTCTTGAGTGTTTCACGATCATTGAGGGGTTCACACAATAAATAATGCGGAGGTGGAAATGATAACTCCATTATCTCCTTACTTGGACTCGTCTGTAGACGCAATGCGCTTGACAGGGATCCCTGCATCCACAACCTACAACGAGTTCTCTGTCATCACAATGTAACACGTCTCACACTTAAAAACCTGCTCAATGCTGGATGTGTACTCGCTATCCGACTTGACAAGATACTTTGTCGTACCCTGCACTCCGATACAGCACTTCTTCTCTGTACTATCACGGTAGTAATCAAGATAGATCGGCTTGTCTTCATCGATCGCAACCTGTGCCGCCCGAAGTAAAACAGTTGCTGAGGGCACAGACATTTGTCTCGCCTCTGCTTTTCTTTTTGGGTTTAGTGAACGCATTTCATCGCATCCTCGAGCTTGAAACGAGAGCGCATCCCCAGACTGGGGAGATCTGCCTTCGGAATTGCAAGGAATTCGCGAATCTTGGTATGCAGAAGACCTCGAAGTTCCACCGCGGTGGGTGGAAGAATCTTGGCGGTCTCCTACAGAAAGTCTGCGAAATGCTTGATGTTTTCTTCTGTCTGGGCAGACATCGGCTTGCGTGCCGTCTCAAAGAGATCAATGAGAACTGGATCCACCGACGAGTGCACTGACTTGCTTGATACAAGATTGCGCACCTAAAGCTGGGTTAGAAACCGAGCCTATCCACGACGCTTATCCTTCTGCTTGAACCAGAGAATGACCTTGTCATCGAAGTTCTCCTCTCCTACGCTCGGAAAGACAATCGTTTCATTCATGTCGTAGAGCGTATGGAAGAGATTGACCTGTGCCTCCAGATCCTCTGCAATTTCAGGAACCGATGCCGTGAGTTGCTTTGCCATGTCCGCAAGGATCACAGCAAAGGCGCTCTCGGTAATTGCCTTGTTGAAGAGGAGTGTCGAAACACGCATACGAAATGTTTCATCATTCTTCTTGAGAATGGTTAGAATTTCCTTTGCAAATGTATCAATATTTGAGAGAACGACCTTGTTCAGGGCGCCGAACACAGACTCCTAATCAGGGTCCGTGCGCTCACGCACCTTACGAACACAATCCTTCAGAATGGACTCGCGCCAATTGTCCGACTCCACACGGCGAGGGACAAATGGACGACGCGTCGCCGTTCGAAGGGGTGTCTACTTTGCAGGCACCGCACGAAGCTTTGCAATCATCTCAATCATCGCATTTGTCAATGTAATTTTTTCCGTGAAACGGAAAGCATAGATCGCGTTGGCTGTAAGGCTCATTTTGATCTTGTGTGTGAGTGTAGAAATGATTCTGAAAACCGAATCCGTTTTTGATCAAAAACGGATTTACGGTTCTTTATGACACTACTAAGTATAAAGATGGGGTCCATCACGGAATCCACAGGACTTGAGAAATCTTGGGTGCTGTGGTACCATGATCCCGAGAATAAGGATTATTCTCTGGCAGGATAGGTTGAATTCCCCGCAATTCGTACAATTCAAGAATTCTGGACTATTATGGATTCCATCTCGAAAGAGAAATGGGAATCCGGCATGTTCTTCTTCATGAAGCAAGGCGTTCTCCCGCTCTGGGAGTCCACCGAGAACAAGAATGGAGGTACGTGGTCGAAAAAGATTGATTCTTCTGCAGTTCATACGACATTTATTGATCTCATGGTACACTGCATCAGCGAAGAACTTCTCATTGAACGCAAAGAGACACTCGTCGGTGTCTCGACATCGCCCAAAGGTCCGGCTTCCATCATCAAGATTTGGAATTCTGACACACGTGTGAATGAACGCCGTTCGATCAATCCTCGTCTTGCATATTTCGAAGTATCCAAAGATGTTTCATAGACTCCCAACAAGTCCCGTCCCGTGTAAAAACGGGGTGGGTTTTTTGGTTCAATGTTTCAAATGGCAGAGGAGGTCAAACGAAAAATCGTAGATTTACTTGAAACGACAGCACGCGTAACTCTGCAATGGATTAGTACAAATGACGAAGAAATTGGAAATGCAGTCTATTTCTTTCATATTGTATTTGCAATTATTGTGATCACTTTGTAGGTTGTCTCTCGAGTGATCTATCCTGCAATTTGGTTTCAACTGGTTGTGTACGGAATTATATTCATGCTCTGGGCTCAACACGTCTTTTTAAATACATGTGTTCTCACAACCCTCGAACGGAGGTTATCTCGGAAAAAAACAAAAACAGCAGTGGATTCCGTCATTGAATTCTTTGGGATGCCCATTCAACGTGAAACACGAATTGGAGTGACACTGCTTACCAGCACACTGACAATGGGTATGCTTACTGTCGAATTAATCGGACGTCTCACTCTTGCAATGCAGAATACTTCTTTGATGTAAAGCAAGTATGAGCGCAGTTCAGGAAATTCTGATCGTTGCCGTTGTGTTAAGTTTGACCGATGCATTGTATTTGAATCTCGCATCCTCCTACTTCAATGGTGTGGTTCGTCGTGTCCAAGGGTCTCCCATTCAACTGGATTGGATCGCAACCCTCCTCTGCTATGTGCTTTTAGTTGCAGGATTGTGGTATTTTATCATTCGCAAGCGCCGTTCTTGGAAAGACGCTGCGTTTCTCGGACTGATTGTATAGGGTGTGTAGGAAACCACGACCAAAGCTTTATTAAAGAATTGGGACTGGTTCACTGTCATTCTGGATACCACATGGGGGACCATTCTCTTTGCAATCACAACGATAGTTACCTACAAACTGATTGCTTAAGCCGAGCAAGGAGCCAAGCACAACTTGATTTCACCAAGATTTGCAACAACCTAACGAATCATAATAAAATATCCATTCTTCATATGAACCTCCAAGTTATTGCAGAGGTTCGTACACTTTGTAAACAAGACCAAATGGGGTAAGGAAAAGATGTTCGACACAATCTCTTCCTTGTTCTTTTTCTGAATATCAAATTCACTTTCATTATCTCCCAAGATCGTATCACGCGATGCGAAGTGTCCCTTGCAAGCAAATGTAAGCGAACTACCGACATTGGTAATCGTGACTGTCTTTGCAGAGAGAAGTGTCATATCGCGACAGATCTTCTGGAAATCAAGAGAAGGCATCGTAATGCGTGTCGAAAACTCAACTTCCGGAAGCGAAAGATCCGGCTCATCACGATCGAGCAAATTCAACTTCTACTTGTGAACCTGCTTCTTCTCACCGTTCTCCATGAGAACACCAAGGCGGTTCGGATCTTCCGAATCCACGTAGAAGGTAAGCGTATCGTCATTCGTGGCTGTACGTACGATACGATAGAGGTGATCCGTATTCACACCCACGATAAACTTGGGTGTATTGTGATTGTACGTGAATTGCTCGAACTTGTCCGCATGAAGACGAAGGTGGACAAGTACGGTACGTGTGTTGTCCATGGCAACCATACGAATCCCGTCACGATCAAACAACAAACTCATTTCCACCAAGATGGAGCGGAGTGCCTCGATAAGAGTACGGACCGCTCCAGTTTGAACTGTCTTGGCTTCCACGATGTTCGTCATTTTGGATTGTTTAGTCGGTCTTTTGAAAATGGGTTTCAAGTCCCAAACTTTGCAAAAAGGATGCCATGGGTTTCGGTTCTTCGTCTTGGTTTTCGGTGGAACCTCCGTGTTTCTGCTTCATCGTCTTGTGACGCTTGGCAGAGACAATTCGCCCCCGTTCGTTTTTGATTAAATTGTCTTTTGTTAATCCTCCCGCCGTTCGTTCAGCGGTTCCATTAAAGACCTGACGACGACTTCCCTACTTAATCTTTCGAGTCTTGTCAGGCATTTGCTTACAAAAAAGAAATGGGATACCAATATTTTCCCGTACACACCTTCATCCAATGATTTCCGCACGATTGGATTTCTTTCTGAACCGAACGAGGATACTACGATAAAAACAACCGCGAACAATCGACTTCTTTATCCTGAAAACGCGACTACTGTTCCTCAAGATAAGCAGGTGTGATTTCAGAGTAATCGTGGGTCCACAAAATTGGACATCCTTTCTATTTTTCACGAATCAAAGGATGATCTTCCACAATCGGAATACATCCTGCAAGTAAAGCTTCCTACGTACGATGTGTATCCACTCCATTCCCTTCCGGTGAAATCACAAATTTGTATGAGGACAGTGTTGAGAAGTACATCGCAGGGGTGATTGTTTGATTGACAATTCCATTCAATTGGAGAGTTCCCAGTATGGATTTTCGATTGGGTGGTGTAGGTCGGCGTGTTTGATCGGTCCAGTTCGAGATTGCACACAAAACTTGATTTTCATGAGACCCTTGCATTGAAAAAGGTACCAAACCAATCGAATAGGAGAATCCGATGGGAAACGGTTGCATTCCGTCGGATCCATCTTTCCGAGATGCTTGAACAATCCATTGGGAGGATGGTTTTGGATAGACTTTCCATTCTACAAATTTCATACTTTCTGAACAATTACTTGATACCAATCTCCTTTTTGAATGACTTTCAACGATGCATTGTATTCATCCAAAAATTGATCCACACCTTTCATCGTTTGCGACCATTCTTCACACTAATCGTCAAAAATGATGTATCCTCCTTTCTTGCATTTCTGAAATGCCATCACTCCATCCTTCTAAACGAATTCAGTTTCGTGATTTCCATCCACCTAAATCATGTCAAAGGACTCATTTGCAAAGGTGGGCACAATATCATTGGAGAATCCACGATGAATTGTGATTTTGGATGCATGCCCCGAATTGGCAAGATTTGTTTGAAAGGTATTCCAACCTTGTTCTTGTTCACCCTTGTATTCGGGATACTCTTCGTAATCCATCCAAGGATCAATTCCATGCAACTTGGAGTCTGGGTGAGTTCCATACACTTTTGCAACCCAGAAAAGGTTGCCTCCATCGGATACACCAATTTCAAGATACCGAATGGGTTTGGAAGGCAACGGAATGTAAGGAACCCAGGAATCGCAGACAGGCTTGTTGTAAAAACGTCCTTTGTACGAAGGGAAGGGAATGATTTGTTTCTGCGGGCGTCTCCACGAAAGTTGATACATTTATTAATTACACGTTGCAAAAGAATGATATATTTTTACGGAATGAGTAATGAATTTCCAACTCAATCAAAAAAATAAGGAAATTCGAGGAATTGTTGAGTTTCAATCCCAAGAATCATCTTGACTTGTTCAAACTTTTTATGCCTTATGAATTACGCTTATTTTGATATTTCACAATAATTCTACTAAATTCTTCCTAATTTTTAGTATCATCTTCTGACCAATCATGTACAAGCATTCGGATATCATTTTCAAAACCATCCGGAACTCCATGTACTTTTTCATAATGAGCAATACATAGTTCAATTTTGTTTAATTGAAGATAACCAAACATTTCTTTACGATTAATTCGTGAATGAATCACATTGCTTTTCGAAATCTGTTCTGCATGTAACGCTGATTTAAGATAACGTCTTGCTTCGATTTCATTCAATGAAAGTGTCTGCAGAGTTTTCAACTTATTAATAAACGCAATTGAACGATTGTCTTGAATGCATAGTTCAATCTACGAATCTAATGTATTCTCTTTCTATTTTTTAACGATAAATTTTGGTTTAATGTAACTTGAAATGGTTGGAATTGTAATTTCTTCTGTATTCTTATTCGCAAATGAATTCTATATTTTTATAATATGCTCCTTGAAATCATGTTGCGATAAGTCATTTTTCATCATATTACAAGTACAACAAGCAGAAACAACGTTTTCAATGGTATAACCATTATTACTATTTACGCGATCAATACCGATTACCTCATTTTCATCGTAATGTCCACACTAATAAC